ATGTCTGCCACCTCCTGCCTGTGCTTTTACTTTGCGAATCCATGTACTGCCATATTGTCGTTTAGCGGCATCAAACCATTCAGCTTGTGCCCGTGGGTGAGCCTGCTTGGTATATTCAAGGTTCTCCTTTGCGGCTGTCTGACCAGAAAACTGACTAACAAGGACTTTCTTGGCCCCACGTCTTGCGTAGGGACTTCCAGTTGCTTCATCAATCATTCCTTTTCCCTCGTACAGGAAACGTCCATAAGGAGCCGCCGCCGCGCATACTTTCCCAGTTCCTTGCGAGGATGTACTCTCAACTCTTGTTCGATTAATAAAATTTCCGGTAATCATTGGCATGAACGGAACCATACTGTCCATAACCATTCCATCAAGGAGATACTGAGCTTCTTGGTACTGTCTGGAGAACCTGTCCATATTCAGCTTAATTTTCATATCTCCATCAACTACGGAGAACCCTTTAAAATGATGAATCTTACTCATATTACTTACCCAGAATCTCAAAATGGGGAATCAGTGCATACGGACCGCCTACACTGGTAATCTTAAACACGCTATCCTTGTTCTCATTCATATACTGATAGAATCCGCTCCGATAATCACCATCAGTTACCGTTCCACCAGTCCACTCACCCTCCCAGAAGAACGATTCATCTGAGAATGTGATAGTATCTTCCAGAGCGTTGTTAATCTGCCTTTTCCACTCTTTAGGCGGCACCCATGGAAGAATCTTGCCGTCTTTATCAGTAATGGTTATACCTCCGTTCTGGACGGCATATCGAACATGTAACTGTGCGTTGTCAGTTGCGTCTGGTCCGTACTTTTTAAGGATTGCTCCTTTGTCGGTAATGAGGTCAACGCCGGATAAAACATGAGGATACCAGTACGCATCTCCTGTTGTGGCTGATTCGTAATAGTCAAAAATCGTCACCGTTTTTTCGTACATGATATCCTCTCCTTAATTATTCTTTCTGCACTGTCTGCTTAATAACCTGATTTACACCAGTAGCCGACAGCCCATTAAACATACCGACTGCAACTGCCGTGATATAATCTGTTGCCGGGAAATCCGGGATAACTCCCATCCCGACTGCTCCGAGAATCCCGCCAATAACCGCCATGATTACCGGAATCCATTCATCAGAGATTCTCTTTGATGCTTTGCAGCCCATTCCTACGATGTAGCAAATCATAACGATTGCGATACATGAGCCTAATGTTGAAATGTCCATATAATCACTCCTTTATGCTCCAAAATTCAGAGAAAAAGGCTCTCGTAAAGCCTTGTATATTTCTCTTTTAATATCGTCTTTATATACCGATGTGAGAACACCGCCGACATTTATAGTCTTTGTTTCTCTCATAAGCGGCTGTGATGTCTCTTCTATAATGCTCGCATCTAAATAGGCTACTCCAACATTTTTACCGCTCCAACACTGTTGTTTGTCTGGACAGCTTTCACAGTCTTTTCGCATATCTGAATAAGCCTTTTTATTGCAAATCATACTCACACCCCCGCATAAAGAATCGGTATTCCATCATCCGTCCTTATTCCCATCAGAAGCGGTAAAGCTGTCTTAAGAAGCAAGTCGTTCGTTTTCTGCACATCTCCGGCGGCGGCATATACTGCACTCCATTCCTTTGCACTTGCCCCAATTTGCTGTGGCGTTGCGTAAGAGATAGATTCACTGCCAGATGATACAGATGTTACAATGCCTGTCGTGCTACCACCGGACCCGATTGCGGTTGACGTACCGCTCACAGCGGCATTGGTAGCATTCTTTTCGGCAAGTTCAATCTGATACATTAATTCAGCCAATGAACAGACCGCCTTTTTGATACGCTTCTGTGAGCGTTCGTTTTTCGGCAGTCCGTCCACCAACCTGTCAAACGTCATTGTGTCCACAAAATCACTGGCTCTTTCTGCCAGTCGTGGAAAGTCGGCTTCTGGCACAACATTGCCGAATGATTCTGTATAGAATTTATAATCTGCATAAGCCATGCCAGTTACCTCCTACGTTTATGATTTTGCTGTTACAGTCGCATGTCCAGCACTTAATGCTTTATAGGTGCTGTCACATTCAACCACTGTGATTACCTGCCCCGTTGTTGCTGTAATGTCGGATTCGCCATCCCACGCGCTCCAGCTCTTCACATTCTGTCCGTAGTCTACGGCAGTCTCAGATGATGCAACTTTGTACTTGTACACATTTCCTGCGCTTGCTTTTGCCGGAGTAATGGTCACTTTAGTACCTCCACTTTTACTTCCTGCTGCAGAGTTTACAGTCAGAGTTCCAAGTGTCTGAGTTGTGTTGATGGTTCCAACAGCAATGGCATCAATATACTCTGCAAAGAGGGTAAGTCCCATGATTGCAAATGCTTCAGATACTGCTGTGTGGTAGTTGCCCTGAGTGTGGAATCCGATCAGGTTTGTTTCGCCGGAAACGGTATACACAAGACCTGCTCTTGCGAAGTCAGATTCGTTCGGGTCTACATAGTACAGAACAATGTTCTCAACAGGTGTCGCAATAATCTGTCCTCTTGAAATCTCGCTGTCAGATAACAGGAAAATGGTATTGAAGCCCATGAAATCTTTCATGTACTGAAATCCAAACTGATTCTGAATAGAAATCTCAGCTGCACCGATATATTCATACACATCCAGAATATTCACAAATCCAACAACGCCAGTCACATTTCTGTGCATCTGTTTGAATTTGTTCTCAACACGGCCTTTAGCCATCGCCAGCGCCATCTGGAAAGTAGTTTCTGTGAATGTGAGGGTACCTGTTTTTAGATAATTATAAAATCTTTCAGTAACATTTGTCTGAAGCTGGAAAAGGAATTCATCATCGGTCATCTGAACAGCATTCTCATAACCGTGATCCTTGATTGCTTCGATAGATACAGCCTTTGCGTACTTCTCAATGCTCATTTCTGCATAAGGCTTTTCTTTTACAGTGAATTTGCTGTAAGGGATTTCCTCGCCCTCTTTAACATTTCCGTCCTGTAATGTGCCCTCTGCATATTTTGATTTAAGAACCGCTCCGGGTGTCTTTTTGATTGGACGCATGATACCAAGAATCTCGCGCAAGTGTTCCCAGTTTCTTTCAAATCTGGTTACGAAGTCAATCTCACGTGCTGTGACCTGGATATCATTTGTCATGATAAGATTAGCTTTTGCTGCCATATAAAAAATCCTTTCTACCCATAATTGTTAAGGTATTGGGTTAGCGGCTATACTCTGTCGTATAGTCGGTGTAAAAAATCACTGGAATAACTGGATATTCTGAGCAATTGCAGCCTGTCTCTCAGACGGGTCTTTGATTGCTTCAATATCTTTTTTAGTCATACTTCCCGGTGTCTGCTGCTGTCCAACGTGAGTGGTAAATCTTGCCTGATTCTGCTGAGCTTGCTGCTGAGATTCATCCACGAAAGCGGATGCGTCAGACTGTTTCATCTGTTCGATCAGGTCGTTCAGTCCGAGGATTTTACCGTCTTTCAGCTTAAGACCTGCTTCTTTGATGTCTGCCATAACAGACTTCTTTGCCGCTTCACTAGAAAACTTAACATCGTCGAGTGCCGCTTTGAGCGCATCTGAGAAATCGCGGTCATAGATTTTCGCATTAAAATCTTTTTCTGCGTCCTCCGCTTTTTTTTTCCATCCAGCAAGCTCTGTCTGAATGTTTGCCGGGTCGATACCGTCAAAACCTTTTAAGGTTTCTTCTGCTGTCTCAGCACGTTCTTTCCAGTTATCACGTTCTCCCTCAACTTTTGACAGAGTTTTCGCTACTTCCTTTGCATTTTTGTAATGTTCAGAGAGTGCTTTCTTAACATCTGCCTGTTTATCCTCCGGGATTTCAATTCCAAATGATTTTAATGTGTCAATAAGTTTCTGCATATATATCCTCCTGGCCGTTTTTATTGACCTGCCGCCGCAGGTATGGATTAAGCCAGTTAGACCACTGGCGAGGTAAGTGGAGCTTCCAGAGTCGAACTGGAAAACTTGTATCTATAGATATTCGTTCTATAGCCGATAGGTTCCACATAACCCGGATTCCCGGGTTAGCAAAGTGTTTAACGTGTCATGCCTACCACGAATTGTTTCGGATATTTATTTCTTTTTTAAAGAAAAGTATGAATAACAAAAACCTTAATCAAGGAGGTGGGCCATCTTGCGTGCCAGATGACAAATACGCACGACAGGATTCGAACCTGTTTAACTTTCCATTAAAGCGTGCGCACCAGCTACAAAAATTAAAGAAAGGAGGATTAAAACGAAAATGTCAAAACAACCGTTTTATTTGTGCTTCCTGCTGCACAATTACATTATAACAGATTTCTTTCAACTACCTCTCTACCACTTTTGTGTTTTTAGAGCATATCACGGAGTTTTTCCACGTATCTCTTAACAAGATCACGTTCCTCCCGGCACTCTGCGTCCTTGGACATATCGCTCATTTCTGTAGTAAGCTCGTCAAGGTGTTCTTCCAGAGCGGCAAGCATCTTTCTTTTGCAGTCTTCAGATTTGCCGGAACGATAGCTCTGTTTCTGCGTCATGTAGTCGTCATAAGCATCTCGTCCGTCAGAGCGGCTGTAATGCCCTCTAACATAATGCTCGCCGCGTCTAGCATAAGAACTACCTCTGTCGTAATCCGGCATCATTCTGCCGTCATTTGAGCTGTATCTCCCCATACTGTCGCGCTTTCTTCCGCGCTCGCTGTAATCGTCATTGTATCCACCGCGCATCTCATCAAGGACAGTGTTGTAATACTCCACTTTCTTATCCCAGTACTGTGTGTTCTTGATATCTTTGTACATATCAATCAGTTTGTATGTCATCTCCAGATTTCCGGTGGTCAGTCCATTATCAGCAATTTTGGAAAGCTCATCTTCGATTCTTGCACATAAGTCTTTAATGTCTCTCATAATCACACCTCCTATGCTTCTCTGGTCACAACAATGTTTGCATTCGCAACAGAAATAGCCTGATCGCTAGTGTTCTCTACCGTGATGTTAACGCAACATCCGCGTGGTACATCAATATAGATACCAGAGGACACATTGTTGTACTGATTTACTGCCGCTGGTGTGGAAATCATCTGAGAAGAAAGAACCGGTTCACCAGAAATTGCAATAGCCAGAGATATAGCTCCGACAGTACCGCCTGTTGGAATTGCGATATTACCAGAAAAATCCACAAAGAATCTCGCCTTACACTGGTTAGTCAGTCCTCTCAGTGTAATAATTCCGCTTCCCTCTCTGTGCTGAATGCAGTTAGAGCCTTTAACTGCTGTGTTTGAAAATACTACGTTTCCATTTGCTGCTACAGTCTGAGCAGCTATACTTGTAAATTCTGCCATAATTTTTACCCCTTTCATATCACAAAAGGACAGGTTTTAGCCTGCCCTCTGTGTAAAACGGCATAAGCCGACATAATCATAAAGATTAAGATACTACTTTATTTTCTTTTCTCTTATACTCTGCAAATTAGTATTGTAATGGTCTTTTAAAAATTGATCGAATTGTTCTGGCGTATTGTCTTGCTTTCCGTATTCGGAATGAAATTGGTTGTGTATTTTCCTTAACATGGGGATACCTTCTTGACTATCATTAATTCTTTTTAATTCGTCTTTTAGAATATAAAAGTCATCTTGATTATCATAATCCGATAATTTTTCAAGTACAGGTATTCCTGTTTCCATGCTTGCCTTTTCAACCAATTTGTTAAACGAATACAAGTGGTGGACAGACAGCCTTTCAGCGTTCTTTCCCGTAATAGCGCACACATTCCCATAACTTTTCTTTATCTCTTTTTTCCATGGGTTAGACACATCTCTTAATGAATCCGCAACATTGCACCTTCCGTCTTTGTAATTCCAATTTCTTTTGTTTCTATTATCAATAGCAGCGCATTTTGCACAACCAGATTCTTTTTTTAAAA